AAAAGGCCCGACCCCTTTTCCTCGTATCTCCCAAAACGGTCATGACTCAACTCAAGACGATCTGTTTCCGCCGTTAACCGTTGGCGTTGGTTCTGATCAGCCACGGTTGGAAACGCCCGTATATGGGTACGAGTCTTTCGGGCCTCTCATCGCAGAGTTTGCAGCTGCTCACCTCTCGAGAAATCTGTTCCCGTGGCAGGTCAACGTATTGACCGGTGCTTTTGAGCATGACGATGACGGGGCGTTTACACATTCGTCCGCTATGGCGTTTTGTGCTCGCCAGCAAGGAAAGACGTTCATGCTTTCGGCGGTGGTGGGGTTCTGTCTTCTCGAGTTGCCACGCATTTGGGGCAGACCCGTCAAGGTTGTGTCTACTGCTCATGAGTTGTCACTGGCGACTGAGGTCTTTGAGGATCTGCGTGACCTGTTTGAGTTGTGGGAGGAGTCGGGTCTGTGCAAAGTGACGTGGGCGTACGGTCGTCACCGCGTCAAGATGGTGGACGGCTCTGAGTATTTGGTCAAGGCTGCGACAGGGAAGAAGCACGGCATCTCAGGCGTGGACGTTCTGATTGTTGACGAGTTGTGGGCGATTACGGAGGCTGCTTATTTCGGGGCTTTGAAGCCTGCACAGATTGCTGTGAAGTCGGGTCTGTCTCTGTTGGTGTCCACCGCTGGCGATGAGTCGAGCACGGTCATGAAGAAACTGAGGGAGCAGGCCATCGGTCAGATTGACAAGGGTGAGCCGGGTGAGTTGTACATGGCTGAGTGGAGCATTCCCGATTCTGTGTCACCCGATGACGAAAGATATTGGGGGTACGCCAATCCTTCAATGCCTCGGACGGTCACTATCAAAAGTCTTAGAGCGGCACACGCCAGCCCTGACCGATCTCAGTGGCTTCGCGCTCACTGCAACATGTGGGTGAGTGCAGCATCGTCATGGCTTCCGCCGGGGCAGTGGGCAAAACGGTTTACAGAAAACACCGAGTGGGACGGCACGACTTCGGTGCTGGCGGTGGATTCCGCAGTTGATGACAGCAAGTACGTCGGGGTGTGGTGTCGCAAAAACACAGACGGGGACATCGTTGCCAGTGTCGAGTTTCAGACTGAGTCCATTGCTGAAATGTGGGAACGGATCACACAAGCTCTGGAGCGTGAACCGAAAACGCAGCTGGCTATCACGCCGTCTTTGTTTATTCACACGCCTGAAAAGTACCAACGTCGAACGGTGCAGTGGGGCTACGGAGAAATAAACAAGTACACGTCCACGGTTAAGGGTCTGATTAACGAAGACCGCGTCAAGCACACTGGCGAAGTTTTGTTGTCAGAGCATGTAAACAGGGCGGTGCTGATTCGCGGTCAGGGTGGCGCATTGTCAATTTCGTCCCAGCGATCACCGGGCCCTATCGAGGCGTGTCGTTGTCTCATCGTTGCAGCTGCAATGGTGTCGCGTCCGGGTGGCGCAAATAAACCGACAATGGGTTCGTCAAGATAGTTGCATTTGCAACAACCTTGTGTAAGACTCCGAGTGGATGGGTATTTTCTCACGCAAAGTTGACACGGCCTCTTTCGCCTCTGCACCTGTGCAGGCGGCTGCTGGCGCGTCCTATATTGGCAACTTCATCAACTACACCACTGGTTCTGCTGAGGTTCGTGCGCTAAGCATCCCCACCATTTCCCGTTCTCGAGATCTTCTTGCAGGAATCATCGGATCTGTCGGTCTGAAGCACTACTCGAAGCAGTGGAACGGCTCTGACTATGACGAGGTGTATCTGCCTCTCGAGCCTTGGATGGAAACCCCAGATCCAAAGGTCTCGCGCTCGTTCTTTTTCGTAAACATCTTTTCGGACATGTTCTTTTACGGCGCAGCGTATGCCTACGTCACCACGCGCTACTCCACCGGGTTGCCTGCCTCGTTTACATGGCTCCCAGCTGCAAACATTTCAAGCACTGAGCAGACTGGCATCCCTCAGTATTTCGGGCCGTCTACTGAACTTGAGTTCAACGGCAGCCCCTTGGATGTCAACAACGTGATCCAGTTCTTGAGCCCCATTGAAGGCATCTTGAAAATTGGTCAGCGCGCCATTAACACGACGTTGTATCTAGATCAGGCTGCTGACCGTTACGCGTCTCTTGAAACCGTGCCGGGTTACCTCCAGCAGATTGACGGCGAAGACATGTCAGGTGATGACCTTGGTTCTCTTGCTTCGGCTTGGGCCGCAGCTAGAAAATCCAACGCCATTGGCGCACTTTCAAGGCAGGTGCAATTTAGAGAATGGTCTAGCAATCCCCAGGAAGTAAACGCGGAACAGCGCAAGTACCAGTCCCTTGAAATGGCTCGCCTTTGTTCAGTGCCTGCCTACCTTGTGTCCGCACCGACTGAGGGTGCTTCAATGACGTACCAGAACGCACAGCAAGCGCGTCAGGATCTCTACCTCTTCGGCGCTCGCATCTACATGGACGCTATTGAGCAGACCCTTTCAAGCGCACAAGTTCTTCCCCGTAACCGCTATGTCGAGTTTGACATTGAAGACTACGAAGGATCCGAAAGCCCTAGTGGCATGCCCAACAATGAAACGGATGATGAGTTGTGAAAATTGAGTTTGTAGCCGTGCCTGTCACCTTGGACGCTGCCGCTGGCGAGGACAGCCCCCGTACCATCACGGGTGTGGCTGTTCCTTGGGACACTCCAGCGACAGTGTCCTCGGGGGAATCGGTTTCTTTCCGTAAGGGCGCATTTGACGTAAACGCAAAAGCTCCAAAACTTCTTGAGGGTCACGACATGACGCAGCTGCGTGGTGTTGTCACCGAACTTGTTGAAGCCGAAGAGGGTCTACTGTTTACAGCAAAGTTTGCTAACACTCGCGCAAGCGATGAGGCCATCGAACTAGTCAAGGCTGGCGCTTACGACTCCGTGTCCGTTGGTGCCATCCCAGTCAAGTTCAAATACGACAAGAACGGAACAATGGTTGTCTCTAAGGCAAACCTTGTCGAGATCTCCCTAGTCGCAATGCCAGCGTTCCCCGATGCTGTCATCACAGAAATCGCTGCTTCCCAGCCTGACGAAGAGTCAGAAGAAGAAGTTGTCGAACCCCAACCCCAAGACATTTCCGAGGAGGAAACCATGTCACAAGTAATCCCAACGGTTGAGGCTTCGGCTGAAACTGTTCCAACAGCACCAATCTTTGCGGCAGCACGCCGCGAGACCCCACTTCCAACAGCAGTCGAATACATCGCTGCTGCCATTTCAGGTGGCGATCAGTGGCGCGCAATGTCAGAAGCACTCCGTGCAGCTGCACCTGACATCGTCACAACCGACACACCGGGCATCCTGCCAACCCCAATCCTTCAGCCTGTTTACAACAACTTCATTGGTCGTCGTCCAGTGGTTGACGCAATCGGCGTTCGTGCAATGCCTGCAGGCGGCAAGGTCTTCATCCGTCCCGAGGTCACCACGCACACAAGCATCGGTGCATCCATCGGTGAGCAGGCTCCAACCGCAGGAACAATGGTCGTTTTCAACAACCAAGTCACCAAGCAAATCTTCGGCGGATATGTAAACATTTCCGAAGCCGACATTGACTGGTCAGATCCTTCAATCTTGCAGGTCGTTCTTGACGACATGGGCCGTATCTACGCAAACGCAACAGACAACTACGCCGCTGACCAGTTGGTCGCAGGCGCAACCGTCACACAAGCATTTGCTCTTGCAGACGTGGCTAAGCCTGAAGTTTGGTCAGCAGAAATTGCTGAAGCAGCATCAACAATCTTGAGCTCTTCAAACGGCAACTTGCCTACTCACCTCTTCGTTTCACCAGACCGCTGGCGCAACCTCATCGCGCTTGCCGACACCGCTAACCGTCCGTTGTTCCCACAGGTGGGCCCAATGAACGCATACGGCGATCTTGGTGTGAACTCCTACGGCGGTAACGCCTTCGGCTTGTCAGTTGTTGTTGACCGCAACTTCGCCAGTGGCACCGCCATTGTTGGCGATGCTTCGGGCTACGAGCTGTTCGAGCAGCAGAAGGGCACCATGTCAATTGAGTCGCCATCTACTCTCAGCCGCACAATTGCCTTGCGTGGGTATTTTGCAGCGTTGATGATTGACGAGACAAAGTTCGTCAAGTTCACCTTCGCCTGATCACTCGGTAGTTAGGAAAGGGTCTGTATGTCTGTAAACACAATCATCTACGCAGGACGCGTGGGGAACTTTGCAGCCGTGCAGACCCTGACCCTTTCCGAAGTCGAAGTCGGTGACAGCGTTGTCATCGCTGGCGTAACCGACACAACCTTTAACGGCACCGTGACGGTCTTCTCCATTGAGGCTTACGAGCTGATTGAAGTTGACCAGTACGGCGTTCTTGTCTTTGACTATGACGTGTCGAAGCCCAACCAGATCATCTATGCCAATGCCGGTGCAGACGTGGAGTACGACACCGCCGTTGGCACTGTCACCTACAGCGTTTCGCCAGTGTTTACAACTTCAGCCCTTGTGCTGTCGTGGCTTGGTATTGACGTGGCTACCGCTAACGACACGGCCTTTGTCGCTAAGTGTGTTTCGGCTAGCAACTTTTGGTGCTATCGCAAGCGCCGTGAGGCTGGCTACACAGACGCGCTTACTTCCCCGTCAGCAGACGTGGAGTTAGGTGCCACGATGTATGCAGCAACGCTTTACCGTGAACGCGGAACTAGCGGTGATGCCTACGGTGCTTTTGACGGGATGGGCAACCTTGCTCAACCTGTCACCCTTCACCGCATCATGCAGCTGCTTGGCTGTGGCAGGGCGCAAGTCGCGTGAGTTCTTCAGGCATCTTGTACGAGGCTGTGACTGCGTGTAAAACGCAGCTGCTTGCCTTGAACCTTGTGCCAATCACTGACCCTCGCAACGCTCGCCCATTGTCTGTTCTTATTGAGTTACCCACCGTTGACTCGTTTACATACAACGTGGGCAACATCACTCTTCGACTTCGTGTTTTGGCACCGCCTCCGGGCAACCAAGACGCAGGCGATTACCTGATGCAAATCTCAGATCAGATAATGAACTCACCCATCGCGGTCACGGATTTACGTCCGGGCCTCGTATCCATCGGAGGGCAAGATTTGCCTTCCTATGACTTAACCGTTGCCGTAGCCGTACGGCGCAACTAACCAAAAGGAGCCCTCATGGCTACAACAACATTCCTCAGCAATGCCACGATCAACATCACGCAGGGCGCAACCACCACTGACCTTTCAGACCAAGCAAACGCCGTTTCCGTCATGGTCGGCGTTGACTCGCTTGAGTCCACCGCTTTTGGCGACACTGGACACCGCTTCACAGCTGGTCTTCAGAATGTCGAAGTGACAATGACCTTGTTCTTGTCTTATGGCGCTGCAGAAGTTGAAGCAATCCTCAACTCTTGCGTGGGCACAGGTTCAACCGTGTTGACCATCTCCCCATCAGGAACCACTGAATCAGCCTCTAACCCTGAGTACATCATCACGAACTGCATGCTCAGCGACTTCACCCCAATCAACTCAACCGTGGGCGAACTTGCCACCGTTGAGGTCACCTTCACAGGTGGCACATGGGTTCGTGACGTAACCGCACCGTAAACCCGTAAACCTTCA